ACTTTCCCTAAAATGAACCCAGGCAAAGAAACGCTATTCTCGCCTCCTTTAGATTTAGGGCCGATACCACGTCTAAGTGACGCTTATGCATCATGGAATAACTATGTAAGAACAATTCCAGGGCAAGAGCCTATCAAATGGACTGAGGTTACGAAGTCACCAATACCTTGCTATGATGATATGCAACTTATCCCATATGACAAACTCTGATCACTACCGCTTCCAGTGATGGATGGTATTAGCCAGGTCCACCACGAGAATGAGCAGGATCAGGATAAGTTCCACGGTGTTCATGCTTCAGCTCTGACTGCCCTTTTTCCCAAGCATCTTGTTCGCACGCGCCCTCACTTTGGCCTTCTGAGATGCGGTTAAAGGCGGGCTAGCCTGATTGAGCCGTGCAAGTGCGTTTCTCGCATGAGCTTTATCAGGCATGGGAAACTTTGCCTGTCCATTCACGACGATTGTTGCGCTCCGCTTGCGCTGTTTTGCGTTGAGTACAGCCATTGTTACACCTCCTATGCTAGAACTTCGCGCCAGTTTGCGCCTTCATCTTATTCACCATCTCGACCATCGCCTTCTGCACTTCCTCACGCACAATCTCACGAATAGCCTGTAGGGATTGCTCATTGAGTTGTGACACCAATGAGACTTGTTGAGCGGGTTGTGGTTGTACAGTGGAAGCACCTGTATTGTAAAAGTGCTGGTAAAACGGGTCTTGGTGGCTCATGGTTGCTCCTGTTATTTCGTAAAAGATAGATTCGATGTTGCTTTTCCCAAGTGGATAAAGGCTTTCACACGTCGATACTTCTCTTCTGTATCATGTCCATCCCACTCGCCAGGGTAGAGACCAATGCCAGGGAAATTGACCAATTCATCCTTGTGAAGATGCCAGGATACTTGACCTGTTGGGAGATCAATGAAGAGCACATTTCTCCATTCATCTTCCCAATCCTCGCCTTGATGCTCTTTAATCCCGACCTTGTGACCGAACCATTGAGCGTATTGCGCTATGAGAGCTACACAGAGATTGCGTTCTGTATAGACTTTGTTAGTATCTTCCTCACTCATGGTATAGACCTCCCAAACAAAATAGAGATTGCAGTGAGTAAATAGATGTCCAGTGCAAGCGTACACAACGACACAATCAGCACCATGATCACTAAGTTCCTGATCGTGACGATACGTGCCAGGAAGACGACCAGACCGCCGATATCCTCCACTTGCTTGACGATGAGGCTGTTCATCGTTGCTGGCTTCACGGCTGGTACAACCTCGGTTTGTTGTTTGTCAAATGGTTCGGGCTCTTCTATTTTGACCATAGTGCTCCTTACTATCAATAAGTGCCTCAAAACATGAATATAGCGGCTATCACATCTCCATATTCACGATTGCGTTAATTGTCTCTAAATATCCATCTCAGCCGATTGCACAACCGTTCCCACCATGACCGCTTCGGAGGTCTGCGTGGCCTGCGTACCTTCGTATGAAAGGTGTGGCTGTAGGTCATGTGTTCTCGCGCCTCCATATAACATGCGTGAGTCGCTTATAGATAGCCTTGCGATGCTTCCATGTTCTGAACAGGTAGCGCAACTGGCACCATATGCAGTACCATGCAAAACCGTGCTGCATCGGAATAAGCGAGACGTTGCGCCGCTTTCCACAATGTTCACAATAATCATGTAGATAGACTTCAATCTTTCTCATGCTCTAATCATTCCTCGATGCCTTCACATGCCGAATAATCTGTAGCTCGTTGCGCTTCGCCTCGGCTGCCTGCTTCGCTATCTCTGCAAGCAACGCTGGATGTGTTTCGAGCCACTTGACGACGATCTGATGCATCGTATTCTCGTCGAGGGATGCAATGGGTGTGACCGTCGAGATGACCATGCCATTCGGGGCCATCTCAATGCTAATACGAGATAAGGCAGATTGCCCTGGTTGTACTTGTACTGGCTGTGGTGCTTGTTCTGTTGGTTGATCTTCTGGCATTATTGCCCCCTTACCATAAATGGACTCTCCGCTTGTTGTTGCTGCTGTCCTGGCTGTACGCCCTGAGCAGCCATCATCGCTTGCTGCTCCTTGAGCTGCTGCTCTACTTTCTGCTCCTCCTCTGTTTGGCTCAATTCGAGTTCCTCTTCAGGATCGTAGCCAAGCTCCCGTTGTCGTGTGGTTTTCGAGATACCAACTTGTCCCTTCAGCACTGCTGCTTGCACCGCTGCTAAATCGTCATGTGGGAGCGCATCCTGCCAGGCAAGGGTGATGCTCACATCGCTATTCATGTGGTTCAGTTCTAAGAGTGCCCTTGTGACATCAATGATCAATTTGCCGTACAGACACCGCTTCTTATCGGTCTTCTTGATGAGCGACATGAAGAAGAGTCCAATCGCTATACCGCTCATTTGGCCCCTCGGCATCGCTTTGACGCGCCCTACAGCCACACCTGGCACGCCGCTTTGCTCATCCATATTGCTGCGTATCTCATCAGCGAAGGCGATGCCGTTGGCAATCTCGCTGTGGATGTTGACCGCTTCAATCTTGTTCTCAGGGAGGGGAAGCTGCATGATATATCCAGGTTGATACCTGATATTTCCCTCACCCATCCCTGGCGCATACAGGAATGGATGCCCGTACAGAATGAGGTTCAATTGTGTGCATGATTGTTCGACATTGAGCGCCTTATTCATCCCGATAAGGTTTGATACGAGGTCTGCTGTACCCCATGCCTCATTGGGTCTCGGTAAGTTCTTGCATTTGAATAGTGGAGCGAACTTGTAGGGCCACACAATTGGCTCACCTGCTGGTACCCAGCTTCCAATCTTCGGCTCCATGTTCATAGCGCCCACTTGTGTCCAGTACTGAATAGTCCACGATGTAGGAGTGTTTGAGGTGATCTGTCCAGGGATAATTTCAGGCAGTTGTGCCCATATCTCTTCACGGTAGAACACTTGTGCCGGTCTACCGTCTATCGTCTCAGTTTTGCTGAACTGGATACAATACAGTGTGGTTGTCTCGCAGTCTTGCGGTGCATGGTCCATGTACACTGTGCTCGGGTCGATCACCACCAACCGGAAGGTATCATCCGTTGGCACAATCTTCAGAAAGGCATTTCTCGCCATTGCGCCATTCATGGCTAAATCTTGCAGCAGAGGAACGCGTGTCTCTTTCTCGCCCCAAATCTTGTCAATGTAGTCCTGCTCTGGCGATACTTTCTTTCGTTTGCTTTTCCTCTTTTGGGGGGCCTGTCCATCTTGTGATGTATCTGTTTCAAGACTAATCTCAAGCTCTCGACCAAACAGAAAGTTAACGCCAGCCTCGACAATGGGTTGACACTGATTGCTCATCACATTCGGGTCAATGCCCTCTTCAGTCTTCTTGAGTGGAGCCTCAAGCTCACCATCATAGGCTTTCCAGGCCTCGGCAATGCGTTGCACGCGCTTCTTATCTTGCTCGGTGATCTTATATTGTGGCTGCATCTGAGCGGTGTTTGGTGGCTTCTGCATTGTCTGTGTCATGATTTGATCGCCTCAGCAGGTAGGGTCATATTCAGCCATGCTGTATCTGGTGGATGCTGCATTATCCTCATCGCTTCCTCAAGTGACGCTTTTGCAACGGTATGGCCACCGTGAAGGATATAGACCGTGCCATGCTCGACATGAAACCAATACTTCTCCTGCATCCGCTTGACTCTTGCCTGTGTGACTTGCCATTCCTCTACTGTCATCAATTCTTGTTCTGTCATATCAATCTCCTAATACACTCTGCTGCTATATCGTACCGTTGATGGATTCTGTTTCACGCTTTGATACACTTCACCCTGAAAACGCCACTCGACACGCAGCCCAGGAAAGCGCAATTGAAAATCATTGCTCGCCTTCAGCAGATACTGCACGATACTTTCCTGCATTGATTGGAACTCTTCACGCTCGCGCTTGTCCAACCGGTCAAAGTCTCCTGCTGGCAGCAGTGCCGCATGGTCCTGTGTAACTTCCATAATTGCTCCTAATAGACGCGCCCGCTATATCTCACACGCTCGCTGAATGGGTTTTCTAAACATGAGAGCCCTAGTGCTGTAGCCAAATCATCATGCTTCCCAACTGTAGCGCCGTAGGTATCCTTGCCATCCTGATCAAGCTTAATCTCATAGACCTTCAATTCCTCTACCGTCGCCTTCATCTCCTTCGTATCAGGTCCATGCACACGCCCACCTTGCAGCAAGGATTGCAACCGACTCACAAGATACGCTTTAGCTAGAACACCAGTACTACGATTGTACTTCTCACCATGCGAAAAGGTGATCGGTTTCAGGATGAGACTACGCATTTCTTCCCGATTCGGTGTCCGAAACGTCCCATCCCCGTACCAAATCCCCTGCTTACGTAGTCTAATTTCTCTATCTAAGTCATCATAGACAGGCCTACCAACACCCGTTACATCAATCAAAACTCGCACGTCCCGAAGGTGAAACATCGGGCTACATAGCATATCGGCAAGATGTAGCGCCACATCAGGATAACTTGTACCGAGTGCGAGGCGTCGGATATGCCGAATAGTGTATTCATTCACCATCACAGGTTCTGCATCCTGCCCTGGATGGAATTGCCCTTTCTCATCGACATGAGCAGGGATGTGGTATTGTGGCCCCATGCGAAACTTGCCAGTATGTATCTGCATGACTTCAGCAACAGATAAAGCCGTAGGATCGTGGATTTGTCCCACGTCCACACCGACGCATACCGGATTGAGTGAAGCCTCTACAGTGACCATAGTTCAACCCCAGGTTTCATAATGCGGTCAATATCTTCACTGCGAAATGCCGCGGTGAGTGCATCTAAGAACTTGCACTCATATTCCTGGGAATACCACCATTCACCCATCGTTTCCTTCTCTTCCTCCAAGAACTCTTTACTTATGCGTGGACACTCTTCAGCAGGCACTTCGTAGTAGTCCCAGTTCTGACGATTCTTCCATGCTTCCCAGTAAAAGCCCCTTGTACCGAATGGCGAACTCAGTAGGAGCAGCCGCCCACCAGAGACTGCTAGCATCGGCCTAACTGACATATACAGTTCATCAGGTACACGGCTCGCCTCGTCAATGATGAGCAATCGCACGCCTGAGATACCACGTACCGTTCCTTCTTTGCCTGGCAACGAGATAATACGAGAACCATTCTCAAGTTCCAACCTCAACGCTGACTCAGTCTCTGGCGGCACTGGCCTATCAAGTGCTCTATATACCTCAAGACACTTCCTGAATAGCTCTTGAGATTGCCTGAGTGAAGGCGATAATAAGAGTATCGGTGCTCCTGGGTCATAGAATGCCGTGTGATCTGCGAGCACGCCAGCTATTGTGCTCTTGCCTGATTGCCTCGAACAATTGAGCAAGATGCGCTGTGACTGGCTTCTAAGCAATCTTGCTTGCCAGGGATCGGGCTCGATGCCAGCCGCTTGCGCCATCTGTACAGGGTCGAGTGCCATAGCGAGCATGTTCAGGCTACTTTGTAGACTCACGTGCTTTCCCCATTAACGCTTGCGCAACAGCTATCTTCTGCTCAGGATAATCTGCAAGCGCCTGCATGATCGTTTCTTGTATAACTTGCATATCCTGAGCACTGGTAGAAGTCACATCAACCGATTGCTTCTCTCGATATTCAGGCATCATCATCTTTGCTTGGAAGATAAGCAGCGTCGAATCGTACTTGCGCACCACACCGCGGTACTTGCCGAGCTGGTACACTGGCTCATCCCAACCTTCAACCGCTCGACGGTAGATTTCAGCACGTAGTGTATCTTTCGCATCCTCTTTAGCCTGATTGAAGGCAAAGGCAAAGTCAGTATCATGCTCTTGCCATTTGTAGACTGTCGTGCGATGAATACCAGCAGCACGAGCAGCAAGCAGCACGTTGGCATGTTCAGCATATGCCTCAAGGAAGAGTTTCTGTCTCGCTTTCGTACTGAGCCTTTTTTTACGTGTAGAATTTATATCGAATAGATCACTCATCCCTTCATCTCCTCGAACAGCACATCATAGGGCGTGGTGCGGTAGTGCTCGATCACATCACGAAGAGAGAGCAACGTCTCGCTCTTGTTCTGTTGCGTCACGAAATACTCAGCGAAGATGTACCGCTCCGTATCATGCCAGAATGAAAGGCGCGTGAGGGGATGACGTGCAACTGCGCCTAACTCTGGTGTGGTCGTGATGGTCAGTTCATCAATCATGTTTCCATCTCCCACAATACTTGCTCTTGCACATCGAGAATAGGTTCTACGGGGCTAAATTCGATGGAAATAGTGATGCGTGAGGGTCTGACCCTTCTCTCAAGTGAATGTCTTTTCCTGTGGCATTCATCGCAGC